ATGAGCCGACCGCTGCCCACGAAGTGCGCATGTTTGAGCGCGACCCAGCGCGCGTGACCCTCTCCACCTTGGACGAGATCCCGGGCATTCGCTCGGGCAGCCTGCGCTTCCGGAGCGAGCTCCGCGGCTCTGGCGTGGCCACCACCGCGCCCAAGTGGGGCGTGCTCCTTCGCGGCTGCGGATTCCGCGAGGAAAAACTCTCCGAGGTCACGGTCACGGCACCCAAGACCGGCATCTTCCTGCAGGGCGAATCGTTCACCACAACGGGCGGCGAGGCGGGCGTCATCCACCAGAACGCGGACATGGGCACTGCGACGACCCTTCGTTACGTGCTGACCACCTCCTCCATCGACCAGCCTGACCCGGGCGATACCATCACCGGCGTCACGTCAGGAGCGACCGCCACGGTTGGCGGCATCGCCGGTGCACAGATCGGGTTCCGGTATCGGCCCTGGAGCATTGACCCGCAGGTCGACGACGCCAACGGGAACTATTTCGGGCCCGGCAGCCTCACCCTCGCCATCATGGAGGACGGCGTCCGAAAGCTCTTCAAGGGCTGCCGCGGGAACGTGAACTTCACGATGCAAGTGGGCGAGCCCGGCTTCATGGAGTTCGAGTTCTCGGGAGTCGAGGCAGGCGTCTCCGACGTCGCCTTCGTGACCGGCGTCGTCTTCGACGCGACGATCCCACCCAAGTTCATGGGAACGAACATCCTCACGCTCGCGCTCGACGCTGGTACCTCTCCGTTCAATCCGCTGATCACGTCCTTCTCGTTCAACCTGAACAGCGAGATCGCGCCGCGCGAGAACGCCAACGACGCGGCCGGCATCTTGTCCTTCAAGATCCCGGCGCGGAATCCATCGGGCACGCTCGACCCCGAGATGAACCTGGTCGCCGAGTACGACTGGTTCAACAAGTGGTTCAACGGCATTGCTCACCGGCTCGACCTCGTCTCGCTCGGCACGATCGCCGGGAATAAGATCGACATCATCATGGAACACCTGCTCTTCTTCTCGGTCGCCGAGGCGAACAGGAACAAGATCGACACGAACACCTTGGACTTTCGGCTTCATTCCGACTCCGTGAACTCCTTCGGAGACGATGAGCTGTTTCTCGTTTGTACGTAGCCAGGCGGCATTGACGGCAATGGCTACTGGTGCAACAATGAACGCATGGAACAGACATGCAGACGTGGGCATCCACTCTCAGGGCCGAATCTCTACGTCCATCCGAGGACGGCACAGACGGCCTGTAGGAGATGCAGGGCCGACGCCACGAAGCGCTACTACAAGCGCAACCCGCCGCCGAAAAAGCCGCAGGGAACATGGCACGGGCTCACGGCCAAGGACCGCTTCTTCAAGAACGTCGACGGTGGCGAGGGGCTGGATAAGGAACAGTGCTGGCCTTGGTGTGGCCGATCGGTCGTGCGGGGGCCTGATGGAAAGCCCTACGGCATCATCTCCTACATGGGCAAGCAGACGACGGCGATCCGTGTCGCCTACCAGCTCTTCCGCGGCAGGATCCCCGACGGTTACGAGTGCGACCATCGATGCAGGAACACTGTCTGCGTCAACCCGTGGCATCTCGAACCAGTCCCACACAAGATCAACTGCCTCCGCGGCAGGCAGGGCGCATACCTACGCGAGCGAATGGCCTGCCCGAAAGGTCATCCCTACGACGAGGCGAACACATACTGGATCACGGACGGAGCCGGCAACCAGCGGCGCGACTGCCGCTCGTGTGGGCGCGAGCGCAAGGCCGCGTACAAGCAACGCAAGAAGGCTGAGAACCAGGGAGAGCGAATGGCAATCGCAGTCGACATGAAGACGGTGATCCGGCACGTGCTCGAGCGAGACCGCGTGCTGCCCGCCGATCAGCAGACCACGTTCCTCCTCGGCATCGTGCCCGCGCGCGACAAGGCACAGCTCGCAGACAAGATCCTCGCTCGCCATGAAGGGGGGTTCATCGAGCTGCGGCAAGAGACGGTGAATCTCGGCATGCTCCGCGCGGGCTTGCGCGGGTGGGAAAACTTTAAGGACAGGGCCGGAAACGTCCTTGAGTTCAAGACGCTCAGCGGCGGCAACGGCCACGCGGTTCCGACCGACGAGATGCTGGACCTGATCCGCGAGGCTGATCGAGACGAGCTCGTGAGCGTGATCACCAAGGCGACGGAGCTTTCGGAGGACGACCAAAAAAACTGATCCTCGCGGTGCACCTCGCGCAGGAGTCCCTCCCCATGTCCTGCAAGGTGTGCCGCGATCCTGAGGCCAAGCGGCCTCGCCAAGCCTGGGGGTGCGATGCGGACGCAGCGGAAGATGTGTGGACGATCGAGTGCGTCCGGTGCGGCGGGCAGAGCCCCACCTGCGAACGCTGCGCAGGGACAGGCCGAGAGAGCGGGCGCCGCTGCCCGCAGTTCCTTCTCGCCGGTCGCCATGACATCCGCGAGGTGCTGCGCTTGTACGCCATCCTGAGCAGCCACGGATTACTCCCGAACGAGGGCGGCGCGCTCGATCAGAGCCCTTCGTTCATGGCAGCGGTGCGCCTGATCGACAACGAGCTTGCCGAGATCAGGAAGCGAAAGGCGTAGCGATGGCCAGCAACGTTACCGAGGTCATCCTCAAGCTGCGCGATGAGGTGACCGCACGCCTGAACACGATCGAGCAGCAAGTCACGCGCACGGGCCAGAAGTTCGAGAGCACCTTCAAGGGATCGGCCGTCAACGTTCGCGCCTTCGCGCAGAACATCATCTCAGTCGCGCAGAGCGTGAAGGGCCTCATCAACGAGCTCGGGCACTCGTCTGAACGGGTGCTCAACTTCGGCGAGCAGTTCGGCATCTCGACCGACAACGTGCAGAAGCTCGACCTCGCGGCCAAGCTCGCGGGAACGGAACTGGAGTCGTTGACACCGCTCTTCTCGCGCCTCGCCGTCGCACAGGAAAAGGGCGACCTCAAAGGTCGTAACTTCTTCGAAACGATTCAGGACGTCGCCAAAGAGCTGAACGCGATGCCGCCTGGCGCCGAGCGTGCGGCCAAGGCCATCGAGCTCTTCGGGCGCGGCGGTGTGCGACTGATCCCTGTCCTTGCCGACCTCGAGAAGGCGTCGGGCAAGGTTAAGCTGATCAGCAAGGAGGACCTCGAGCTATTGGACCAGGCTTCGGATGAGGTGGACACCTTCGCTCTCTCGATGAAGAACTTCGCCACGGTGCTGGCGGCAGATGCGATTCGCGAAGCGCCCAAGCTCTTCGAGAAGATGTTTCCGTTCATCGCCGAATCGTTGAAGGAGATCAGAGAGGCAAACAAGATCGTCGCCGACTTTGACGCGAAGTCCTTTGTTGATCTCCAAGGCAACATCGTTGATTTCAGCCGTAAGGTCGACGCGAAGCCGCTCTTCGAATTGGGCCTCGCGCTCACGGGGATTGCCATAGGTCCAGCATCCGAGGAGGTGAAACCCGATTCGGTGATCGCCAAGCTGCTGAACGACAAGGAACTCAAGAAGGCCGATGAAGAACTGAAGAGAGTCGCGGATACCCTGGCCGAGCTACACCCGCAATTCCGCCGGCTGAACGAGGAGCAGCGGAAGCTCCTCGCGCAGAAGACGGTGAAAGAGTTCCAGTTCCTGGGTGGGACCGGAAGCGCCGAGGAGATCAGGGAAGTCGGCGAGGCGCAGAAGAAGGCGGGACAGGCGACGATCGACCGAGAGAACAAACTAGCCGCCGATCTTCTCGAGATCGACAAGAAGTTCATGCGGGACAAGCAGCGCGGGCGCGAGGAGAACGAGCGAAAGGCGCAGGAGCGGCGGGACAAGACGGCGGGCTTCGGTGGGGCCAAGACCCTCGCCGGTGGGATCGAGGGGTTTACCGATCAGATGAATCTGATCGTGAGCGAGTTCGAGAACCTCCAGAAACGGGGGGCCGACCTCGCCATCGATCTTGCATCGGGCCTCGGGAACGCCTTCGACAATCTCTTTTTCAACGTCGCCGAGGAGGGGTTCGACAACCTGACGCGAGCGGCCAGGAACTTCGGAGCGGAAGTCCTGAAGATGCTGGCGCAGATCGCGATCAAACAGGCGACCACCTCCCTCTTGGGCGGCATCTTCGGCGGCCTCGGCTTTGGTTTCGGTGGTGGGCCGGCCCTCGCCAAGGGCGGCGTCATGCCGGGCGGCATCGAGGACACCCTCCCTGTCCATGCCTTCGCCCGCGGCGGCATCGCCCGAGAGCCCACGATGGCTCTGATGGGAGAGGGCCGGGGTAGCAGGGGGGAGGCGTTCGTGCCGCTGCCCGACGGCCGCTCGATCCCGGTGCAAATGCAGGGCGAGGGGGGAAAGGCCGTCGGCGTCACCTTCAACATCACCACGCTCGACCCGCGCTCCTTCCGCGAGTTCCTGGTGAAGGATAAGAGCGTGATCAAGAACCTGATCCACGAAGCAGTGTCGTCGGACAAATCCTTCCGCAGGCGCATCGGCGAACCGAGGTAAGTTCCGACGATGGCGATCGTGCTGACAGAGATCGCGGATGGAGTGGCGGCGGACCAGCCTTCGGGCGGGCCTGCCCACATGGCGCGCGATCTCTCAGGCATCCTCTGGGTCACGATCGACACGGCGACGGGAGCGGCGCTCGCGAACCCTCGGCTCTACAAGTCGACCGACAACGGCAACAACTGGTCTCTCGACGGCACGGTCACGAGTCTTTCCTGCACGCTCTCCGGCGTCTGCATCTCGAGTTCGAACCAGATCGTGATCTACGCGGACAAGAACGGCGCGACCGACGGCCCGCACTACGCGATCAGAACCGGCGTCGGAACCTACAGTGCAGCGATCCGCGCGGCGACCGAGCAGGTGGCGAGCAATAACCCCATGTTCTGTTTCGGGCCCAACGGGACGCTGCACGCGGCATGGTCGAAGCGTGACCTGGGCGGCGGCGATCCGACTGGCGAAGTGTGGTACTCGAACGACTCTCTGGGCGGTGCACCCTGGACCTTCGGGTCGGAATCGGTTTTCGCGCAGAACCTCTACTTAGGCCTTGGGCTCGCGCTGATCATCGACAAGAACAACCTCGCTCACGTCCTCTTCGACAATGACATTACCGATCGCGTGAACTACACGAACCGCACCGGCGGCGTGTGGGCCGCGCCGACGGCGATCTACACGGGGACCACGCTCAACACCGGCGGCAACAATGCCAGCCTGTCCGCGGTCCTTGACCCCATCGACGAGCTGACGATTCACACCGCGTTCTATGCCGGCATCAACACGAGCCGCACACCGCACTACAGCGTCCGCAATCCCAGTACGGGGGTGTGGACGACGGAGCAAATCGACGCGGCGTTCATCACCGGCGCGAACACGAATGACATCTCGATTGGGCTCGACCGTAGCGGCGCGATCTATGTCATCGCCGTCAAGCCAGCGCAAATCGCCGTGTGGCTGCGAACGGCGCCCGCAACGTGGGTGAAGACCATCGTCTTTGCACCCTCCTACACGATCACTTCCGCCACGTGTTTTGGCAACGGTTGCCGGAACACGCCGAAGTCCGGCACGATGCTCCTCGACTACGGTTCTACCGGCGCCTACTTCGTCGGCGAGCTGAATCACACCGCGGTCGGCACCACCGATGTCATGTTCTACGGGATCGATCTCTCCTTCACTGTCGAGGACGAAAGCCCGAGCTGTCCAGCGGAACCCGCGCGCGCCTCATTCGTCTTCGCGGGAGAGGGCGCGAGCGAGGCGACGCTCACGATCGCGCCTGACTTCGTCTTCGATGGGACGGAACGATACGTCACGCTGAAGGTGCCGACGGATCGCGGCTACGTCGTCACGCATCCCAAGTTCGCGAGTAGCCGCCGGCTCTACACGTGCCGGTTCATCAATCGCACCAAGGCCGACCGGGACGCGCTCGCGGCCTTCGTGCTCGCGCGGCGTGATGGAGTCGGCGCGTGGTCCCTCGTGCTTCCCGACGGCGGCGGGACGGTGAAGGTCCATATCAGGACGGACTCGCTCCGGTTCTCGAAGTTGAACCCCGGAGTGTATGCGACCGAGTTCGAGGTCCAGGAGCTCTTCAACACATGACGGGAAAACAACAACCCGACGGAAGAGAGCTACCGGCACCGAAGCCGTGGAACATCCACGCCGCGGATCGGCATTGTGTCCGTTGCGGCAAGGTCGACCCGACGAACGACGAGCCGGTCCTCTATGTGTTCGGGCACCAGGGGCAGCAGCTCTATCGGCCGATCCATCACAAGTGCGCGTGCGAGATGCTCGGCTGGCGAGTGGCGATCGATGAAGCGCTCAGGGCCTTGAGTGATCTCGCGATCTCGATGGATCCCGATGGGCCCTGCTGGTGCGAGTACGCGGTCGCAGGGCGACATAGCACCGGCTGCGAGCACGCGCGGACACTGACCCGGGGGGTGACATGGCAAGAGCATTGACCGCGGCGCTCGTAACCGAAAAGAACCGGCTCAAGAGCACCGATCCGTGGATCTGGTTGTTCGAGTTGGTTGTGTCTGACACGGTCATGGCTCGAATAACAAGCTTTCAGACGAACGTTACCTTCAACGGTAACCTCTTCTATGCCTTCCCGTGCACGATCGGTCCCATCGAGTCGAACAGCGAGAGCCGCGTCGACTCGCTCCAGCTGATCGTCGCCAACATCTCGCGCGAGATCCAGGGC